TATGGGCAACGGCATCCTCGTTGAATCCTCCAAAGCTGTTACCCCTTGGCGCACTGACTGCAAACATGCCGCCCTCGCCTGTCTCCCCCACGACTGGGACCCTTCCCTCCCGATGACCGTCTCAGTCGTTTTTCGTTTCAAGCGGCCCGCAGGCCAGATTGGCAAGAAAGGCGTCAAACCCTCAGCGCCAACACACCTAACCTCAGCTAAAGCCGGGGACGTGGACAAGCTTCTGAGATCAACCTTCGATTCGCTCACAGGCGTTGCCTTCGATGACGACCGCCAAGTCGTCTCCGTCAACGCCTCCAAGCGCTACTGCACCACCGACGAACCCCAAGGCGCCATCATCACCATCACCCCAATCCAATGACCCCAGAGCACCCGAAACTCTCGTCCGTGGTCAAAGAAGTGCTAACTGCTGTCACACTGAAGAGGTACGACGTACCCCCAGAAGGGCTGCCAGAATTTGCCCTTGAAATGGCTCCGCTAATTGCCGCCGCACTTCGCGGCTTAGTCTGTGGCAACGCTTACGAGGCCGAAGGCGGTAGGCGCTACAGCTTGGTTATTGATGTCGATGACATCTATGCCGTTGCTAACGAACTGGACGCGCTAACCGCAGCGCACCTTGAAGCACAGTAGTCAACATCACTCATGACCCCAGAACAACAAATCCGCACCATCCAAACTGAAACCACCGCCTACGGTGCCACCGACACTCGCGCCATGGAAAATCGGGTGATCGCTCTCGATATGCTCTACAAGTTCGCCGGTCGCGACAACCCAAACTCCCCAATGCACGGCCTCTACACAGGTCTCTGGGCGCCTTACCCAACTGACGCACCCTAGACTCACCGCACGGAGGCAAATACTGCAGTGGCTAACAAGTCCACTAACGCTGAACTCAAGCTCCGCGTCAACGAGGTTTACGGCCTCCTGACTCGGGGCTATTCTCGTGCTCAAGTCCTGCAACATGCCGCAGACCTATGGCAGGTCTCTGAGCGCCAGGCTGATACCTACATCGCTCGTGCTCGCGAAGTCCTAGAAGCGGACTGCGACATGTCCCGCCCCGCTTACCTCGCTGAAGCCTTGCAGCGCATCCGGCGCCTTGGCCAGCAGGCTGAAAAGCGTGGTCAGCTCATGGTCGCGTTGAACTGCGTGCGCCTTGAGTCAGAACTCATTGGCATGGGGGCAAACAAGTAATGACCCTGCAGGTAGACGTTCTCGATAACGAGCTGATCCGCGTCTGCCTTACGGAGCACGGCATTACCAACTGCTGTTTCGTGACTAGCCACCACTTAACAGAAGAGAAGGAAGGACAGCTACGCGCGGCGAACGCAAGAGAAGCAGCCGCGGCCTATGACCCTTCTTGATCGCTGTTTAGGCGGCAGCATCCTTGAGCCGCCTGTTCAGCTAGCCAAGGTAGAAATTGACGTAGACGCGGCAGCTGACCTACGCAGTCGCATCCTTGATGGCCTGCTGCCTTACCAGCGGGTGATGATCGAAGATACCGATCACCGCATTGTGGGGTTCGTTGGCGGATTTGGGTGTGGCAAGTCCAGGACGATGTGCGCCTGGTCGATCCTGCTCAGCATGGATAACCCAGGCGAGCTAGGCGTGATGTTTGCCCCTACTGGGCCTCTGGTGCGTGACGTGGTAATCCGCAGCCTTGAGGATTTCTTGGAGCAGTACGGCATTGAGTATGAGTACAGGGCTAGCCCACTGCCTGAGTTCACACTGCATTTGCCGACAGGGCCAGCGACGATCTTGTGCAGGAGCATGGAGAACTGGTCGAGGATTATCGGCTTGAACTGCGCCTGGATCTGTGCCGACGAGATCGATACGTCCAAGGTAGAGATTGCGCAGCGTGCTGTTGATAAGTTCCTTGGTCGTCTTCGTGCTGGTAACCGTAGGCAACTGGGGCTATTTTCGACGCCTGAAGGATTTGGCTTGCTATGGGAGCTATTCCATGAGCAGGGGCACAAGCCAGATCGTGCGATGTATAAGGGTCGCACGGCTGATAACCCGCATCTACCCGCTGACTTCCTTGATGCAATGCGGGAGAACTACAGCCCCGCCCTGTTTAAGAGCTACACCGAAGGGGAGTTCTGCAACCTCACCCAGGCATCGGTTTATCCGGAGTTCAATCGCGAGCTAAACGTCAGCAGCATTGATGCACCAACCGAGAGCGACACCCTCTGGCTAGGGGTTGACTTCAACGTTGATCGTTGTTGGTTAGCAGTGTGCATCCAGCGCTCTGATGGCGTGCATGTCATTGCCGAGCACATCGCACGCGATACCCCAGGCGTCATCGAGGTAATCCTTGACCGCTACGGCCCATGGGTGGACCATGGCCAGCTGATCGTGTGCCCTGATGCCAGTAGCCAGAGCAGGAGTAGCAAGAACGCTGGTATCTCTGACTTTGGCCTGATGAAGGCTGCGGGCCTACGCCTTCAGACCCAGGCGAGCAACCCCTTCATCCGCGACAGGGTATTGACGGTGAACACCCTGATCCTGAACGCCAAGGGCGAGCGGAAGCTATTTGTGCATCCCAGCTGCAAGGGAATGATCAAGGGCTTGCACCAGCACGCATACGATCAGGCAACACAGCAGCCCGAGAAGGGTGATGGCGGTGAGCTTGACCTATCAGGTCAGATGGATGCCCTCGGTTACGCGTGTTGGCAAATGGCTGGCATTACGGCATGGACCACGAAAGGTCATAACCGCACTCGTGCTAGGCAGGCGTTGAGGTTCTCGTAGACTGCAAAGAACGTAGTGACTGCTAGGCGAGATGGTCGCATCTATACCCGTCGGCAGCCGCGACTGGACCAACTGGCAGGGTGCGGTCAGCGTTAATGACTTCAGCGATGCTGACGATCCCAGCGTGCCAACCGCTGAATACTGGCATCAGACAGCTAAATGGGAACCGGTCAGGGCGTGTCTGGAAGGAACGGCTTATATCCGCGCTAACGCCAATAGGTACCTGCCCCAGAACCCGCTAGAGCTAGATGATGCCTATCGCGGCCGGGTAAGCCGCAGCGTTTATACCCCACTGTTCAACAAGGTGTTGCGGGTGGCGACGGGGTTGATTATGCGCCGTCCTATCAACCTGGAGGGTGACACCTTCTGGGAGGAGTTTGCCACCGACGTAGACCGTGCCGGCACTGGACTGGACGAATTTGTGCGGGATCGGCTCTACCTGTCCTTGGCCTATGGCGCTAGCTCCTGGCTAGTGGACTTCCCTAAGGGCGAAGGGATCAGGACGTTGCGCGATCAGGCTGAAGCACAGCTGCGTCCGTACTTTGTCCCCGTAGATCCTTGGAGTGTCATCGGCTGGCGTCATGACCCACGGGAGTCAAACAAGCTGCAGCAGGTACGGCTGCGCGAGATGGCAGTCGTGCAGAAGGGTCGCTTCGGTACTGAGGGCAAAGAGAGAATCAGAGTCATCTCGCCTGACAGCTTTGAGCTATGGGAGCGTCAACCCAACGGCTGGGCACCTATCGAGAGCGGCCCTATCGCTATCGGTGAGATCCCGTTGGTTACTACCTACAGCGGGAAGATTGCAACGCTGATGAGCAACCCGCCGATGGGTGAGCTAGCGCAGTTAAGCCTGGCTTACTACCGCGTGCATAGTGACTTGCAGCAGGCGTTGCATGTAGCAGCGCAGCCAATTCTGGTGTTGAAGGGTTGGGACGATCAGTCTGACCCTGTTGGCATGAGCGTGAATAACGCCTTGGCCATGCCACCTGAGGGTGACGCAAAATATGTGGAGCCTGCTAGCAGTGCGTTTGACGCACAACGCGAAGAGCTAGAAGGTCTGGCCAACGCGATCAAGAGCCTCGGCATGGCGATCTTGACCGAAGAGAAATCAGGCGTCGAGTCTGGTAAGGCAAAGGCGCTGGACAGGTTGGATAGCAACAGCCTGCTGTCGGTGGTATCGATCAACCTGGAGCGTGCGCTGCAACAGTCGTTTGATATGGCCGCTGCGTATATGGGGATGGAGCCGCCTGTAGTAAGCCTTGATCGCGACTTTGATGTGGAGCAGGTGGATGGTCAGATGATGACCGCCGTGAACACCCTGTTTGCGTCAGGCTTGCTCGACCAAGAAACTGCGCTGCGGATTCTGGAGCGCGGTGAGCTATTTGATGACACGGTGGACGTGGAGGAGGTAATGGCTAGGGCTGAGACGGAGCAGCTGGAGAGCATGGAGCAGGAGATGAGCAAGCTAGAGATGCAGACAGAGATTGCTGCTAAGGCTGCGCCGCAGCAAGCACCGCCTAAGGGCTGATGATTGAAGACCAAGCCTTTGCGGCGATCCGTAACGCCATCAGGCTTGAAAACCTATCGCGTGATCTGGCGTCTAAGGTGACGCCTGAATTGGCGATGATCTTCAAGGAAGTCCGCGAGATCGTTAAGACGATGCCG